TACGGACTTAATAACCAACCTTGGTGTGCAATGTTTGTATCTTGGTGCTTTGACCAAGCAGGATTAGTATCTTCAGTAGCAGCACAAAGTAGAAAAGGATTTGCTTCTTGTGATGCAGGACTTAAATGGTTTACTAAAAATGGAAAGATAGTTCCAGTGGGCAAAGCCCAACCTGGAGATATAGTTTTCTTTCAATTCGATGACGATGCACAGGCTGACCATGTTGGTATATGTGCTAGTAACGATGGAAAGAAATACCTTATGGTCTATGAGGGGAATACCTCAGGGGATAATAAGGGCAGTCAATCAAACGGAGATGGTGTGTATCTAAAGAAACGTGCCTACTCCCTAGTAATGGGCGTTGCTCGCCCCTAAGGATGGATATGAATACAACTAAACTAAAAGCAATTGCAGTTACCTACATTCGTGCAGCAGTAGCATCAGTAATTGCTCTGTACCTTGCTGGAACAACTGACCTAAAGACACTTGCATTAGCAGGCGTTGCTGCTGTAGCGGGACCAGTGCTCAAAGCATTAGACCCATCTGCACCAGAATTTGGTCGTACTAATAACTAACTAGTTATAATAAAGAATCCCCCGCCCAGTATCACTACTGGAGCGGGGGTCTTTTTTGTTTTCTAAGCAGTTCCCCTCTACTTAGATAACTCTCTGATTGTCTGAAGTATTAATTCAGGTTTAATTAAATAGCCTTTGCTGGGGTTAGGTTCTATATCGCAAGTAATTGGATGCCCCCATAAATCAATAGCATGACGCAATGCTGCTATAGGTATGATAAGAGTTGCTCCTTCTAATACAAATGCCCAGTACTCTGCCTTAGTTGCAGACAGTCCTGATGGGTACCAATCTTTATTATTGTGTGACCAGCATACTGTTTCTATATATAAGTTACCAGTATTCTTCCACTTTAAATCTGTTTTAACTTCTATAGTTTTGCCATTGGTTAGTAGTTGATTAACTAGGGACTCGCCTTCGTGCCCAATTGATAAATCTAAATCAAAGTCAGATAGTTTTGACATCATACTCCTTAAAGTTTGTTATAGGTACACGCCAACCATTGATATAATTATCATAGTATTCTTCTTTCATAAATTCTTCTGGCTTTATATAACCATATATTTCTACACTGGAATAGTATTCAGTATCTAAACATTTAGTTCCAACTATAATTCTATCTTTATCTTTACCCCAAAAAGGAATACTGTCTTGAGTTCTAACAGACCTAACTTCTACATTAGTTCCTACATCTGCTATTGGATAACGTTTAGCATGTAAAGAATTTGGATACCAAGGAGTATTCCAGGCTAAATGATACTGCTTTGCTACTGCCCACTCACATACATTAGCCCGTATATTTGCATTTATTTCTGGCTCTAATCTGCCATCTGCTTTACCTTGTGCATAGTTAGGTTTATCTTTAGAACCAAACTTGGTAAGCCAGCGCTCTACTGCTAGTAGAGTGCAAACTCTTACTTCATCTTTACTTAGATTGACTATAGTAGACATCGTCAAACATAGATGCTGGTACAACAGTTTTACCTACCATGTTGTGCTTGCTTCTATACCTATCCCTTTCTTCTTTAGTAGTACCTGCCCATATTCCATGGACTAGTGTATCCATTGCATAATCAAAACATTCAACTCGTACTGGGCAAGTCTTGCATATTTTCTTAACATAATCAAGATGTGCATAGTTACCACCTTTGTCTTCCGTAAAGAATACTTCTACATCTATACCATTACATGCTGGTGTATCACTAAATCTCATTAGCCCCCCGTAGAATAAAAACCAGTTCCTTTAAAATGTACTGGTGTAGAGGACCATATACGAATCATAAGGTTTCCGCAACATGCACAAGGTGGTGGGGTAGGGTCATTCACTTCTATAACTTTGATACAAAACTTACACTCAAAATCATAATAAGGCATTACATGCAATCCATTCCTATATCATCTATTGGTGTGGACAAAGTAACCAATGAGCCACAGTTTACACACTCACCATCTAAAAAGTAAAAACAAATTTCCCCTGCCTCAAAGGCTACTATAGCAGTAAACAATTCTGAACCACATACACAGATATCTCCTATTGGATTACCACGCAGGTCCATAGCATTAGTATAATCTTTTTTAAATAAATCTTTTATTTCTTTAGGATTCTGTTCTGTCACTATCATCCTCTGTTTGTGAATCTGTTGTATCCATATCTACATATGTTCGCCAGCCACCTAAGTTTCTAATTACAGAATTAACTGCACGAGTAACTCGCATTCTTGCACCATCAGCAGATGTATTTAACTCCTTGCCCAACTCATTCCACTCGCAGTTTTCCATAGAAAAACGCAGGCGTAAAATATTTTGTTTTGCCTCTGCCAGTTGATTGTATGCCTTTTCTATATCTGACCGTAGAACTAGCCAGTTGTTTCCATCTGTAACTTCGCCCTTACCAAACTTAAAGTTAAGGTCTTTTATCTTGCTAGGTATTTCATAACTACCTGCAATTATGGATGGTAAGAATGCTTCTATGACTGAAGAGTCGTAATAATATAAGTCTAGTAAATCATATCCTGATTTCTGGGATTTTTCTTTTTCGCAATAAGTTATTGCTGCATTTCGTAGCGATTTAGCAATTAGTTTTTCTCTATCTTTGGCTGGTAACTTAGACCATTCTTTGTATTTAACTGGGTGGGTAACAAACCACATCCATAAAGTCTGCCTGATATCATCAGGGTCAAGCATTGAATATCTTTTGTGGTATTCGGAGGCAAGCGAGGATACAAGTAAATCATACTCTTGTACCCACGCCTCTGTATTCAATTTATTTACAACTTAAACAATAATTATATACTCGTATATTATTTATGTGTGCTAAAAAGTTTTTTGAACAACGATAACAAACTACAAGTGTAGTTTCTTTAGGTGTCTCTATCCAGTAAAATGGATTTCTAATTTTCCACATTAATCAGCACCTTCCCATTGTCCTCTTTGTACCAATAGTCCTATTATAGCATAGTTAGCCAGGTCTATAAGGGTGTCTTCAACTGACTCATAGTTCGGTGTGTTGCCTGTATCTACTAGGTTATTTAGCCTTGCTAACTTGTCATGCATCCTAACTCGTAGTCCATTCATAGCCCCGCCTGGAGCGTGGGCTATATTAAATGGCCCGTAGTCTTGTTGTTTCTTTAACAAGATGGCTGTTAGTTCGTTTGTAATTGTATCTACATCACCTGGATTCTTCATCTAATATATCCTTAATGTTAGTATCGAATTGTTCCATTGCTGCTGCTACTTGTATTTCATCTGTAAACTGTTTGCCTTCTCCTATACTGCTGGCATAAATAACTGTGCCTAGTAATGTTAACATACGCATAGCACTGTCTGGTTCTTTTTCTATAGTTAAATAAATATCTCGTAGTGCATTTAATATATCTAGTCCTTGGTTATCTGATACTGATAGGCCAACCATACGTTTATTTTCTCCTACAAAATTCCAAAACTCTTCATCATTATCCCAAGCATTTTCTAATTCGCTCATCTATCCACTCCTTTCCTTCTTGCACAATAATGCTATTTACATCATGTCCTTCTGGCATTTGTAATAGATTAACATTACCTAATTCTCTGCTTAGTTTTTTGCCAAACTCTAGCCCTGCATTGTCACCATCTGCTAACACAATTACTATTTCAAAATCATCTAGTATCTTTCCATAATATGGTTTCCAATTATTAACTCCAGGTATACCAATAGATGGATGTCCAGTCTTGGCTGTTAATACAACTGTATCTAACTCACCTTCAGTTACACATATATAATTACCTGCAGTTAGAATTGCCTGAGCATTATACATTGTAGTCTTAGCACCAGGCACACCCATATACTTAGGTTCATCTGGATGGTTGTTAATACTTCTGAATCTAATATCAACAACACCTGATGGTGTTATATATGGAATTGCTAACCTACCCTTGTATGATTCATGTCCAGGTAATGGGTCTTTAACTATCCCTAGATGAAATTTCATTGCCTCTTCTACCGAGAGATGTCGGGTTGAAAGATACTCTGCTGCTAGATTTAGATGCTTTGCGTATTCCTCCGCTGCCTGGTAAAGATATGTTCTCTGCGAATTTGAGAGCCTCACTATAACTACCTCCTTGTCTGTGTTTAATTAAGTCGTATACATCGCCTTGTACTTCACAACCAAAACATTTAAATCTATTCTCATCATAATTAATGGCTGCTGATGCATGTTTATCACTGTGATATGGGCACTTCATCTTGCGCCAACCATGCCCCACGGCTGGCAGGGTGGCGCCTATATGTTCTAGATAGGCAGCAATACTGTGCTTATCCATAGTAATAATCCTATCATTTCTTGTTGAAAGTATGTTAGTAATATTAGTAGTTTACTTATCATTTAAGATTTTCCTTATTAATTCTATCCATATTTTTGCTGGCATTGTGGCATACCATTCTCCTACATCTCCTTTTCCTGAACGTTTATGCACTACTGCACCTGTCCATGCTTTGTCATTTTTAATTTCTATTTCTAGTTCTTTTACCCATGCTGATAGGTCTAGTTTTTTGTGGTTCTTTACTTCTATTACTACTCCATTAACTCCTGCTATATCTCCTTTATCTAGGTGTGCACCTGCAATCCTACGCTCTACGTATGGGAACCATTTCTTTAACCAATTAACTACATCTCTTTCTGCACTGGAACCCTTTGCTTTGCGTGGATTACTCATCCCAATTCCTGTTGTTGTGGCATATAACGAATCATAACATCATCTAGATGCATAGACTCTGGATTAAATGAAAGTGTTACATAGTTGTTGCCAGTTTGGTCAGCCTTACCATAACGATTCTTAACTGGGGCTACACACAAGAAGTTGTCATCTCCCTGTTTCATTTGCCCAATAGTTAATACCATTGCTGGTATCTGGTTAACTAGACCTTGAATAGATGACCGTGATTGGCAAGGATATCCTTCGAATCCTTCTTTAGTGTGGTGCAATACTAGAACTGCAGCATTGGTATCTCTAGCCAAATACTTTAGTTCTTTCATAGCAGCACGCATGCCTTGGAATTCTTCATGTCCATCCATTGCTATATCCATCAAGTTATCTACAACAATAAGTGTAGGGCTTCTACCCCATACTGTTTCGAATGCAGATACTTCTTCATCTAAATCTTTAAGTGTAGGTGTAGATTCAAATGACCAGAACAAATGATTGTTTAATAATAGTATCTCGTTTGCTTTGTCTGGGTCTTTCTTTAATAAGTTCTCTGCCATTTGTTGACTCATGTTACCTGCCATTGCAATCAAACGCATAGCCATAGTATGAGCATTAGTATCTGCACTGAAGTAAAGCGTTGGTAACTTAGTCCTGGCTGCAATTGCTAATGCAATTGAAGATTTACCTGCACCTGGAGTGCCTGCAATAACTGTTACTTCTGCTCTGCGTAGTATGATTCCCGCTCTTTCGAAAGCCTGAAAGGCAGGGGGTAATGGTTCGCCCCCCACCTCGGCTTTTCTAATTGAGCGTTTAAGTGTCTTCACTTAACCTGGTCTGGAACGAATGTGTTCCATGCTGCATCTGTTGTTTTAAGATAAACATTTTTACATTTATCAAATGCACCCTTTGCTGCTGAACAGAAATAACCACGATACATTGAACCATCTTTACCTGTTCCTTGAATCGCTGTCATCTTTCCATGTGGACAGTTGCGTCCACCAAGCGTAGTAGTTGAGTTATCTATTGGACTGATACTTGCGCCTAGTGCTGATGCAACTTGTCCTACTGTCATAGGTGCTGGCATTGTGCCACGAATTGCTTTCTCAAGTTCCATTGTGGCTGATGTAATTGCGTCTAGTCCTTGTGAGACAATAGTATCTAGTTCTGTTCCGTCACCTGCACGGACTGTTACTAGACTACCTGCTGCTGTCTTGATTGTTATACTGATTGGTGCTTCTGAGTGAGACACTATTTGTTCTCCTGTTCGAACGGATAAGAAAGACCTTTTTGGTCTCTCCATTTTCTTGTCTTCATAGCAAATTGTAAACCTTTAAAGCCTTCTTTAATATCTATCCACATTAACTTACATGTTCCTGTTCCTGCAGGTAGATGGATAATGATTGCTTTCTCCTTGTTTACTTCTCCCCATGTGCCACGGGTTGCCGTAGCCGCATCATACGGCAAGCCGTTGGCGTATATAGCCAACTGTATTGAGATGTTATTTGGATGGTCTATTCGACCAGTCTTTATATCTGCAATAAATAACTCACCTTTATACTCAACAACTCTGTCTGGTGTGCCAGCAATTTTAAATTTATCTAACACACAAAACTGTTCTATGAATTTGTTGTTGAGAATTTTAGTTGCATGTTCGTATGCTTTTACATCTGGTGCCCATTGCGGTGGAACTATACCTAAGTCTTGTCCTAAGTCTAGTCTTTCTGCAAATGAATGTATGGCTGTGCCTATGTTTGCTGCTTTGTTTGCGCCTGCTACTTCCATAGCATCTTCAATCAAAGAGTTAACTGCCATCTTGTCATCTTGTGCTGCTGTTATTGATAACAATATATCTGGCCGTGTAGTTAATCCAATTGCTGCCATCCGCATTTTCCAAGCGGTTAATGCCGAGGCATCATCCAATGAGTTAGCAATTGTAGTTGCTCTAGTATAGGCAATTGCTTTACCACCTGTTGGTGGAATTATCAGTGGCCTACCGTATCTATCTCTATCTATTTCTACTTTTGCCATTGCTCTCCTTTATGAGAAGCCCCTGAGAAAGGAGATAGCCGAAACCAGGGGCTCTCAAGATTAGTGTATCACACTATGCTTCAGGATGAACTGATTGCACTTCAACATCATCTATCCAGATGTCGCCATCATCATTGTAGTTGACCTCAATATTATCTTTAGCCATTTCTTCTGCTGCTTCTTTATCTGGTGCTTCTATACCTGTAATGGTGGCTGTAATGAATACTGTGGCTGACCAAGTATTAGTTAGTTGGTCTACGCCTAAGTCTTTAAGTAACTCATTTATATCCTCAACTGTGCAGGTAATATCATCAGTATTGTTGCCATTTTTTCTTGACTCAAAGAACTCTCTTACATCCCAACCTATGCTTTTAACCTTACGTTTGGTTTGTTCTAGTTCTTCTTTGAGAGAATCTTTATCCTCAATTATTTGAGCCAAAGATTGCTGGGTAAGAGTATACTTTGTATCCTTTACTTGAATAGATACTGTTGGTTCAGGTCCATCTGTTTCGCTGTAATACATTGTCATTCTATCTCCTGTTCTTGTAGTAACCACGCATCAAGGTGGTGTCCTTCCACGATGGCGTGGGCAGGCGCTGAACTCTGGCCACGCCAGAGCACACCTTTAGGTAGTTCGATTAGTCTATTGTAGT